CTGGGTTATATCCATTATAGTGAAAGCACCTTGCTGGTCATTTTCAGTAGCTGTCAAAACAACTGGTGAAAACATGTGATATTTCTTAAGGACGTCTCTAAATGAGAAAACACTCTTCTGCGCGACGTCTTGACGCGGTTGAGTGTGTGTATTTGGGGCCACCAATTGCTCTTGAGACATATCCATATCGGACATGGGAGTAATTAATGGTTGAGATGATGACTGGGGTTTCATTTTATGCGTTGTTCTCTCAAGAACAGTATAATCGTCATCAGTATCATACTGTTCTTCAATGATTACTCTTTGCCTACGCTGTTTAAAGAGATTCGGAGCTGGTAGTGTTACTGGTAAAAGACTGTTAGCTAAAGCTAATGTTGATACTTCGTAATCATCTGCAGCCGCTATAAAAACGTTGAAAAATATTGTTGAGGGTGTCCCGCTAGGGGCTACCAATGGGTTTAAAACGGTTACATTTAACATACCCATAGTGTCTGACGCTGTTATCAAATTGGAATTTGGTACATACAGATACGGAGTGATAGCGGTAAACGGAACGGTGAATTCTATAGTATTGGAGCCTTGATTAATCTCAACGGCTTGCCCATACTGAGATGTGGCGGACTGCAAAGATCCTGAAGGCGATGGAATATACTCTCCATAATTAAATGAAAAGAATATTTTGCCAGTCTGGAATGATGTAGCAACTATTTGTATCTTATACGTCAGGCCTCCCTTGTAAAAAGCAAAAGGGGCTGTCAAATATGATAACAAAGGGGCTGCTGTTATCTTGCCGTCTTCACATCTAGTGGGCATCGGGTTCATGGGCCAATATGCAATTGTATCTCCAACTCCATCTCTGGTAGTTAAAGGGAAAGATCCTAAATAAGAATATTTCTTTTTTAAATAATCAAATGACATTTCGTCCGTTAATGTGGCGAATGTGTCTGATGTAACTGGGGATACTTTTTGTGGGTCTAAGGATAACTTATCTATATATTCTACTCCTGAGCCAAAATTCATATATTGAGTGGTAACTACTTTATCTGCTTCTGTTATGCGGGGATCCGTTGGATTATCAAGTCCAAAAATACCCACAGCGGCATCAATAGCGTCGCCCAATAAATCATCTGGCACTATTTTGCTAGCTATTGTATCTAAAATTCGTTCTTTGGATTGGGGTTTCAGTCTAACAACTGCGCTTGGGGTTGTCCGGCGCGGTACTTTAAACTGATTATCGAGAAATTGAGAAAATATACTAATGGAGACATTATCAGTGGTTGAAGCTGACAATGCCAATTGATTAAAAACTACTATATATACAAAACCTAATGTATTGTCTGTTGCAACCGCCGCTGTGTCTGCTATGTTCAAATATGCCTGCAATGAGTTGAATGGAATTTCCATATCAGCTACAGTGTTGGCATTTGGAAATAGATAACAGCATTGGTTGACAGTTAAAGATGAAAAGTTTGAAGTCAAAGAAGACTCAATCATGGAAACATTTGTTAA